CTGATTGAACTACAGAGGGCCCAAAACAGCAAACTTTCTAATTCGAAAGTATAGCCGTTACCCATGCTCGACCACTTATGATAACCACGCCATACGCCATCGAGGCGATAAGCAGGGCTACGCATAGCGGCGAGAATGTCAAGCCACGGTTCTGGCAGAAGTGCCAGGACTACCTCCATTGAGACGGTGTCAGAAGCGGACGCTAAGTCAATGGTCGCATACTTTCCTGTCTGCGACCCATAGATTGCTAAAGCCTGATTCAAACCTTGGAAGTCCAAATTCACACCAAAATGCTTGAGGCGATTACGAATGTAACACCCCATGCCTTTCTGGAAGAAGATGTTCCAACGAGGTTCGACGGCGATAGGTCTATCCGTCTTAGCGCTCTTCGGGACAAATGTGACCGTGTTACCCCGCGCAATTGGAACATCCAACATGCACGTTTCAGGGTTTCCTAAGAAGAGTTTTCCAAGAGATGTTATCTCAGAGAAGACATCTAAATAGGGGTAAGCCCCGATGGTAACACTACCTGGGTCTGATAGCTTGTTGTAGGCGGCCGTCATGCCGCGATACGTTGAGCCGTCTGCTCCAGGGCCGAAGTCACAAAACTCGGTCCAAGCGTATAACTTATCACCTAAGACCTTACCGATTTTTCTTCGAGCAAGTGTGAATACTCGCTCGAGGTCGGGTAAGAAGTAAAATTCTTTCCGACGGTAAGATCTCCAGATGAGGTTAGTTGCCTGGCACGAGCCTTCGGCCTCTTCAAACTTTTTCTTGGCTACGAGGCGCTTATCGAAGCTTGTCGGTAACCACTTCGCTTTTGACAAAAGTTTAGTGGCCTGATAAGCTCTGAAAAAGCTCTCCGCGTCATTAAAAGCCAGAGGATCAAGTCGAAGATTAGCAATTTCGTCCCACATCTTGTACCGTAAGAGTATTACTACGCTCAAGGCACGAGGGCAGTCAAGAGCACGTAGAATCTGCTGAGCAGTCTCCACGTGGCGATTGAGCTCATGCTCTTTCATGTTATCTCCAGACTGGATGCGGGTCAGCTTGCTAAAGGCTGACCAGAACGTGGAATGATCGGGCAACGTCGTTGAATCGGATTGCCTGAAGACCTTATCATCCTTGAAATAAAGGAGAGGATAGGGTGTTCGACAAATTTCGACTCAACAGAACCACATGGGAAGAACTCCCAAGCAGCTCTTTCGACGGCGGGACGAGTAAAACTCGGACCCCATCGGCGACAACGAGACCTTGGATCAGACCAGGGAACTTTCTTTGAGAGTTCCCGGATCAGTGGTCGTAATATCCAATGAGGAAACCGGAATTCCGAGAAGGCAAGGCACTCATAGCATTCAGCTCTGAGCACAATACCATCTTGAGTGACGGCATCAACGTTGGACATATAAACATCGACGACTGAACACTTCCCACAAGAGGGGCATGTAAATTTGTCTCGGACAAACATATTGCTCCAATGCGGGAAGACCCCGCTCATAATCCGGCTAACTGAGTTAGACCGGATGGACGAAGCCTTCCACAGCAGCGGTCACCAACGCATCACCAAGAAGATCCTTCAGCATTGCTTTCAGATCTTTTCGGTTTTGCAGCGACGCCCTGGCGGGCATCACCAACTCAAAACTTCCGATACATTCGTAAGCTTTGGTAGGTGCTGGCGTGAAACCGGACTCCGTATCTCCCGCAGCTGTTTCCAGCGTAGGGAGAACAAGTTTACCAGTAACACGATTGGTGTTATTCCCATTCTCCTTGAGAGAGAGGGTGACAACACCAGCCCCAATCGCATATCCGCCATTCGTCAGATAGTCCTTATAGACCGAAAGGTCCGGGGTCGTACTGACGAGGGCAAAATCGCGATTAACCGGAGTGCCTGCGGCATCCGTAAGAGTGAGAGTAGTCAAGTAGGTTACCTACGTGATTAGTTGATGAACCCCGGTCGAAACGATTCGA